ACGCTCAGAAGAAACGGTTGGGGCAACCTCCGGGTGCACCTAAGCGCGTACAGGCAGCGCGTAGACAGAAAGGGAAGTACGATGGGTAAGCCGGTTGCAGGCCAGCTGGGCCAGCTGGGGCAGATGGGCGGCGGTTTTGGTGGCCAACAGTCCCCGATGCTGCAAAAGCCGATGCAGCCGATGGAACCGCAGATGCCGCAGCAGAACCTCGGTGGTTATGGCGGCGGTATGGGCGCGTTCCAAGACTTCATGCGTCAGCAGCAGCAGGCTTCGCAGATGCCGCAGCAGCCAGCGTACGGGGGCTTTGGTAACGGGATGGGTATAAACATTGCCCAGCCGCCGCAGAGCGGTATTCAAGCTATGCCCCAGCAAGACATGCTCAACGCGCAGCAACAGGCGCTAACGCAGATGCAGCAGCAGCCGCAGATGCCGCAAGCCCAACGCGACGAGTATAACCGATTGTCGGCTATGTCGCCGGATCAACGTTTTGCGACACTTCTCAATCAGATGGGCCCAGAAGAACGTGGGCAGTATAATGCAGGCATACAGCAAGCTGCGCAAGACCCCTCAACCCAACGCCAGTACGACGCTTTTAGGTCGGGGCAAGGTCAGAGTATGGACCCTAACTTGGTCCGAGCTATTGAAGGTTTGCGGAGCGCGGCTCCACAACAAAGTGGTTTCGGCGGCCAGCCGCAGATGCCGCAGCAGCAGATGCCGCCGCAAAACCTAATTGCTATGCTACAGGGTATGGGTAATAGGCTTGGCTCAACCGGTCAGCCTCTTGGTGAGGAAGGTTTTGGTCCAGTAGCTAGCAGGCCGGTGTCGGGTCTGAACCGAGGTGTGGCCCTACCTACGCCTACACCGCAGCAGCAGCAGCGGCAGCCACAGGTGCCACCGCCCGTGAATATGGATCAGCTTATTAAGAGCGGTTTGGCCGATTTTAAGCCGCAGATGCCGCCACAGATGTCGATGAGAGCGCCGCAGCAGGTCAGGCCGGAGCCGCCGCGTATGCAGGCCATGCGCGGTATTCAGCAGCTGGCTAACCGCCAGAGGGGTTACAACCGCTAATGACTACGACCAGCACGGCAGAGTTTAATCTGGACCTCAATAGCCTCATCGAAGAGGCTTTTGAGCGCTGCGGTGCTGAGTTGCGCACGGGCTACGACTTCCGCACGGCGCGGCGCAGCCTGAACCTGCTGACCATCGAGTGGGCCAACCGGGGGATAAACCTGTGGACTCTTGAGCAGGGGTCAATCCCCATGGTGCAGGGACAAATCACCTACGACCTGCCTGTGGATACAATTGATCTTCTGGAGCAAGTTATCCGCACCAACGCGGGTTCGGGTCCGAACCAGATCGACATCAACATCACCCGCATCAGCGCCGATACCTACATCACGATCCCGAACAAGAACGCGCAGGGGCGTCCTATTCAGGTGTGGATCAACCGCCGGTCAGGTGCAGACTACCCAGCCACGGGGGTCGCTAACCCGCAAATCAACGTGTGGCCCGCTCCGGACCAGAACAACTACTACACCTTCTTCTACTACCGCCTGCGGCGTATTAAGGACTCCGGTACGGGCGTCAACACACAGGACATCCCCTTCCGCTTCCTGCCGTGCCTCGTGGCGGGCTTGGCGTATCATCTCTCGTTGAAAATCCCCGACGCGCTGGAGCGCGCCCCGATGCTGAAGCAAATGTACGACGAAGCTTGGCAGCAGGCTGCCGATGAAGACCGAGAGAAGGCCGCCCTGCGAATTGCTCCACGCCAGTATTTCCGATAAGTTATGCTACACGGCCCATTGTTCTTGGCATGGGCTGCGGGGTTTTTCGACGGCGAAGGCTCTGTTTTCGTTGAGATAGCCCAGAATAAAAACACTCGGCGTAAAGTACGTACCTTGCTAACCGCGTCCGTTACTCAGACGTCTACCCCATGCCTGAACTTGTTCAAGGAGCATTTTGGCGGTAGTATAGCGCCGATAACCCAGAACCGTCGACACCACATGAACAACTCTGTCTGCTACGTGTGGCGCGTACGTAGTAAAGATGTGATAGCGTTCCTTGAAGCCATAGCCCCTTATGTGGTAGTGAAGAAGGAGCAAGTAGAGTTAGCGCTTCAGTACCCACTTACGCCAGCAGACGGCAGGAAATATGCGGGTCCCTATAACCCACTGCCTGACGAGGTCCATAACCGGCGTATGGAGATCGGGCAAAAACTCAGAGACATCCGGGCGTCGATGAAGACGGCTTCGGCAGTGAGGGAGGATATAAGTGCCTAATCGCTTTGCCTCCGGCAAACGGGCCATCGCGGAGTGCGACCGTTGCGGTCAGCGCTACAAGCTGAAAGAGCTCAAGCAGCTCGTCATCAAGACGAAGAACGTCAACATCCTTGTCTGCTATACGTGCTGGGAACCTGACCAGCCTCAGTTGCAGCTGGGTATGTACCCCGTGGACGATCCGCAAGCGCTGCGTAATCCTCGTCCGGACGTCAGCTACTTGCAAAGCGGCTTGAACGACAACGGCTTCCCGAGCGAAGGTAGCCGCGTGATCCAGTGGGGCTGGAACCCCGTTGGTCTCGACAATCCACTGGGTTTATCTGGGCTTCCAAATACGCTATTAGGACAAGGTCAGGTAGGCACTGTGACGGTAACGACGGAGAACTAAGATGGCCAAGGGTGGTAAGACAAACGCGCAGATGCTGGCGATGGGTCGTAACCTCGCCAAGCTCGCCAACCAGAAGAGCGGCAAGAAGCCGGTCAAGGACATGGGTAAGGTGAACAAAAATGGCTAACGGCACTCCGAAGCAGGTCCCTGTTGGTAAGAACAACAGCGGCTATCCGAACAACATCGCCAACACCCAGACCCAGAAGACGCGCGGCACCGGTGCGGCGACCAAGGGCACTGGGCACAGTACAAAGATGGGTTGATGAACTACGCTCAGCTCTTTGAGACCATCAAGGGGTACGTCGAAAACGACTTCCCCAACACCTCGTGGACGGATTCTGCCGGCACGGGGACGGTGACGTTTACCTCAACGGAGCAGATCAATACCTTCATCGTCAACGCCGAGGAGCGTATCTTCAACGCGGTCCAGCTGCTGGACCTGCGTAAGAACGTGACGGGTAACTGCACGGCGGGTAACAAGTACCTCTCGGTGCCGTCTGACTGGTTGGCCAACTTCTCACTGGCTGTGATCGACGGCGATGGCAACTACGAGTACCTGCTGAACAAGGACGTCAGCTATATCCGTCAGGCGTTTCCCAACCCTAACGATGAAGGTCTCCCATCTCACTACGCCTATTTTGACGAAAACTCGTATATCCTCGGGCCTACCCCGGACGATGACTACGAGGTCGAGCTGCACTATTTCTACTACCCAGCGTCGATCACGACTGCGAGCACCTCGTGGCTCGGAGACAACTTCGAAAGCGTGCTGCTCTACGGCTCCCTGCTGGAGGCTTATACCTTCATGAAGGGTGAGCAGGATGTGATTGCTGGCTATCAGAAGCGCTACGACGAAGCGCTAAACCTGCTGAAGCAGCTGGGCGAAGGCAAGAACCGTCAGGACATGTATCGGACCGAGCAGGTCCGCTACCCGGTGAGGTAAGCGATGTTTAACGGAATCAGTGGCGTCGGGGACGTGATGGTTATGGCGACCGAAGGGCGTGGTTTCACGCCCGAAGAGATTGCCGAACGCGCGCTGGACAAGATCATCTACGTCGGAGCGCAGGCACACCCGGCTATCCGTGACCAAGCTGAAGCTTTTAAGGGCAGCATCCGTCAGGTGCTTGTGCAGTACATGCACGAGGCGGTACGGTCGCATAACGTGACTCTGGTAAACAAGTTTAAACAAGCGGGTCATCCAGAGCTGATCCCGATCCTCGACGCATAAGGATACCCTAACATGGCAATTACCCAAGCTATGTGCACCAGCTTCAAGGCCGAGCTTATGCTGGCCGTGCACGACTTCCGCGTCACCGGTGGTGATACGTTCAAGCTTGCCTTGTACACCTCGTCGGCTACGATTGACGCGAACACTACAACCTACACCACTTCAAACGAAGTGACGGGCACCAACTACACCGCTGGCGGTGGTACGCTGACGCGTCTGGGTGTCGTGACCTCGAACAACACGGCTTCGACGGGCGTCGGCTTCACCGACTTCTCGGACCTGACCTTTGCTAACGCGACCATCACGGCTCGCGGCGCGCTGATCTACAACACCACGCCTTCGGCTAACTCGAACGCGGGCACCACGCTGACCAACGCTACGGTGTGCGCGCTGGACTTTGGTTCGGACAAGACCTCGACGGACGGTGACTTTACTATCATCTTCCCGGCGGCGACCAACACGACCGCCATCATCCGGATTGCCTGATGATTGAAGAGCTTATCAGCCGGGTGTTTTACGCCCGCAACGTGGCTCATTTTGAGCACTGGACCGCCAACGGCGTCGGTGCCTTCGCGCGTCACCAGTCGCTGGGTACCTTCTACGAGGAGGTCATTGAAGCTCTGGATAGCTTGGTAGAGGCATACCAAGGCGCGTTCGAGCTGATCGGTCCGGTGCGCGCTCCGAAGACCAAGGCAACGGATATCATGCTCATCCTCATCGAGGACGCAGAGTGGATCGAGAAGAACCACGAGAAAATCTGCAAGGGCAACCGTGCCGTGGCCAACCTCATTGATGGCGTGACTGAGGTCTACCTCACCACGACCTACAAGTTGCGGAACCTTATGTAATGGCCCTTGTCCTCGCTGATCGTGTCCGCGACACCACTACTACAACTGGTACTGGTACGGTAACGCTCAGCGGGACCGCCCCGACCGGGTATCAGAACTT